GTCAGGGGGTCCTGGAGGTGGGGGAGGTGGTGGGTGTCCATGGGGCTTCCTTTGAGAGGAGTTGCCCCGCTGATGAAATTTCCCCATATTTGGTAGTGCGACGTACCGTACTATGGGTTCTTCCCAGCGGGCTGTGATTAAAATATATCAGCCCGTTGGGAAAAATCAAGCATAGACTTGAGGTTTTTCTCAGCATAATATGAATAAATGTTTCCGCAAATGCGGAACCGGAGGATGGAGAGACGGAATGCAGATCATGATTTCGCCGGCCCAGAGCCGCGCCGCCCGCGCGATGCTCAACCTGGGTCTTAGGGAGGTCGCCGACCAAGCGCGGGTCAGCATCAACACCCTCAGCCGGTTCGAAAAAGACGACAGGGGCGCGACCAGCACGGATACGGTTCTCAAGGTCGTTCAGTTGTACCGTAGCAAGGGGATCGAGTTCCTGGACGGGAACACCGTTCGCTACCCGACTGGCGCTGCACAGCATTCCCAACAAGCCGCCTGAATGCCCGACGGCCCCGCCCTCGCGATGATGCTGCTGGCCGGCCTGCTGCTGTTCGCCGTGGCCCATGCCGTGGGCGGCTGGTACGGCGTCGCGATGGCCCTGGCCGGGATCAGCCTCGGCGCGCTCGCGCTTGCCGTCTGGACGCTGCTGGAGAGCTGATTGGTCGAGGACGAGATCAGGCGCCAGCACCGCGAGACGCGCGAGGCGATCCAGGCGACGGAGCGGCGCCTGCGCACCTGCCTGCTGGTGAGCATCGGCGTCGCCGTGCTGGTCATCCTCAGCGCGATGCTGGCGTTGACCAGCCTGCTGATGACCCACCCGCACTGAGTCGGTCACCGGAGCACCAGGGCTGCCAGGACGCCGACGACGGCCCAGCCGACCACGGCGCCGACGACGTAGGCCCCGACGCAGTGCAGCGCGCTGACCGCCAGCGGCTCGGACCGGTGCGGGTCCTCGTGGCATTGGTCGTCGCTGAACCGGGTCATGCGGCGCGGCCCCGAGTCGGCCCGTTGCCGTTGGCCGGCGGGCGCGGGTGGGACCGCCGCCACTGGGCGAGGTCCACGATCTCGGCGCTCGGCGGCGGCGGCGGGGGCGACACCGCGTCGAGCCAGGAACTGACGACCGCCAGCCAGAACAAATAGCCGATCACCATGGCGCGGCCCCCTGCGAAAAGTTCGCGGTTGCGCGGGCCGGGCGGCGTCCAGCCACCGACAGGGACCGGCGCGCAGCGCGCGAGGGTGCCAGCCGCGGGAGAGAGGTCGCGGCGGCACAGGGGGAGCCCTGGGAGATCAGCGAAAAGGGCGCATATGACCCCCGAGACATTTGTCATATGCGAATGGAGGTACCGGGCATGCGGCCAAAGTCCATGCCGGAGGGTCAAGCGCGGGGCTTGCCAGGGGCCGGTCGTCGGCCGCAGTATCGCCGGGTTGGCGCATGGGAGTGCACACTCCTATGTTTCCGCGACGCGCGGCGGCGTCTTCCCTACATGATCAGCTGGAAACGGAACATCGGGGTTGGCGCCGCCGCCACCCCGGACGCGGCGGATTGCCGCTGGATGACGTGCCGGCCACTGTGCACCCGCACACCAGGGACCGCAACCCCCCATGAAGTCGAACTGTCACATTTGGCAAATTCCTGGTCGCCGGCAGGCAGGACATTACTTGAGTAACTGCAATTTATATAAATGGAACGCAGAATTAACGATCTGTTAACCATTTGGCTTTCCTGGAGCCGCCGCGCCGCTGCTTGCCCCGTGATTAAATCGCCCACCGTCCCCACCTGCCACCGGGCATGTCCGACCCGATGCGCTATGCCCGGCGGCGGCGCCTGCTCAGCGATGACCAGGTCGTCGCCCTCTACCTTGAACTCCAGGACTCCGACGCGGTCGCCGCCCGCGCCGGGTGCAGCGCCCCCACGGTCCTCGCCATCGTCCGCGCGGCGGGCCAGCCGGTGCGGCCCCCCGGCCCCAGGCCCGGCCGGCGCGCGCCCCTGGCCCTCCCGGAGGACGAGATCGTCCGCCGCTACCAGGCAGGCCAGTACGCCCGCGAGATCGCCGAGGCCGCGCAGTGCACGGAAAGCATGGTCTATCGCCTCCTGCAAAAGGCCGATGTCCCGCGGCGCCGCGGCGGCGTGTTCGTCAGGCATCCAGCAAAGGAGTAATGGAAATGGACCTGATCCAGTTGGTGATCGTGATCGCGCTGCTGGGGTTCCTGGTCTGGGCGATCCTGAGCTACGTCCCGATGCCGCCGGTCTTCCAGAAACTGCTGGTCGGGGCCGTGGTCCTGTTCGTGGCTCTTTACCTGCTCCAGCTCTCCGGGCTGCTGGGCGGCCTGCACTCCGTCCGGGTCGGCTGAGTGCCCGAGCCGCCCCCGCCGCCGCCCTACCGGGTCATCGTCTCCGCGATCGAGCAGTGGCTTGCGAGGCTCGACGAGGCGCTGGGCGAGCCCGACCCGGCCGAGCGGGACAGGCTGTTGCATCATTTGAGAGCCAACATGCTCAACGGCCTGGGCGCGCTGAAATGGTACCGGCAGGACCCATGAAAAATCCCGGCGCGCAGGGGCGACGCGCCGGGATCAGTCAGGCTTTGTCCGAGGGGAAGGACGCAGGGATGATGCCATGCCGGGGATTAAGAAGCGGTTGAGCGGGCCAGGAACAAATCAGTACGGTGTATCGATATGCCCGACGCAGCAGCGTCACGATTGCCGCAAACCCGCGCCGTTGCTGGCTGGAAATCAATACACCCATTCATGACGGGGTCATTGGCCGTGACGCCGATCCAACCTAAGCCGCCTTTCGCTTGAAACCCCTATGATTACCGATCCCCCGGCTTCAACTTCCGATAAGCTTGCATTATCGGAAGCAACTTCGACCCCATGGTGAAATCAAATCACGGCGAAACTTGATTTCACCATGTCTTCCATCCCGACGGATCCGGTGTCACTGTAACCGCGTGCAGGCAATAGCCCCGGCGCCCGGCGGCGTCGGCAGGCCGACCATTGGGTGGGAAACCCCGCGCGCCTGCGATCCACGTGGCGCGATGGCGGCCGTCCGCCGGACTCAGCGGTGACGCAGGACCTGATGGGCGCCCAGCGAGAAACCCAGGCGCCAGCACAGGTTGCGCAGCGGGCACCAGTGCGGGCACCTCGGGCGGGGGTCCGCGGATCCGGGGCTTAGCAGGCGCTGGGCGTAATGCCGGCCCGCCAGAATACCGCGGCGGTGCGCGAGGGTGAGCATGGCATCAGCGCCGCGGCCGGCGCCGCGACATCGTCGCCATGCGGGCTTGGTGCGACAGCCGCTTGGACTCCGCGCCGCTGCGCAGCGTCACCCCGGCGTCGCGCAGGATGGCAACGATCACGCTGTCCCCGACCCCGGCCCGAAGACCCAGTAGCCCACGGCTTTCGCCAGCCCTGTAGGCTTCGGCGATCTGGTCGGGGTTCAGTCGCGGGGGTCGGGGCAGCGATCCCATCACAGCAACGGCTTGCCGTAGGACGCCAGTTCGATCAGCGCCAGCCGCTCGCGCTCGCAGTCGAGCAGCCGCTGGAGCTTGTCGGCCCGCGCCCGCTCGGCGTGGATCTGGTTCGCAAAATGCAAGATGGTCAGCCGCATCAACTCGATCTCGTCGGTGAACGACCTGTCCATCACTGGGCGTCCGGGGTGCCGGGTTCGGCGGTCAGCACGCCGATCAGGCCGGCGACAGCCAATCCGACGCTGGTGATTGCGGCGGCCAACTCCGGCCGGACGACCGCGCCCATGCCTGTCAAAATCAGGACCGCGCCCTTGTAGGTCGAAATCTCCGAGAGCCGGGCAACCGCGAACTGGAAAAAGGTCTTCATCAAAATACTCCGTAGGCCCGGTGGGGGCGCCGCCATGCATGGTTTATGGGATGGCGTGACGCGACACTGCCGCACGCCCCCCGGCCTACCTACAAAGTATATTGCATTCGTTGCTGTACAATTAAGCCGGGGGTCGGATCAACTCAGCGCCCCCGCCTCAGGTAGACCAGGAAGCCGAGCAGCCCGCACTGTATCGCGAGGATCAGCCCCAGCACCGCGAAGACCCCCGCGTCGCCGAGGAACGTCTGCACCAGCCACCAGCCGCCCAGGACCGCGAAACCGAAGGCCAAGCCGCCCGCGATGTAGAGCGCCGGCTTCACGGCAAAAAGTCCGCGTCGAGCATCTCGTCCAGGCTCCACGGGCAGTCTGCCGGGAAGGCGCCGCGGTCGATCCCGGTCTCGTTGCCGGCCCAACGCACCGCCCGCGGCCATTCGACGGCGACCATGTCCGGCAGCTCGTTGCGCAGGCTCGGGCTGTCCTCCAGCAGGCGCTCGATCCGGTCGCGGCTGTCGAGGATGGACAGCCTCCAGCTCCGGCCCCGGCGCTTCGGCTGGTAGCGCCATTTCAGCATGTGCGCCATCAGTCGGCAAAGCTGGCTGGCGACGGCGTGGCGCTCGGCTCGGCCCATGCCCTCCAATTCCTCCGCGACGTTTTCCCAGTCGATCACGTTCGGGCGTGCCTCGCGCAGCCGCCCGGCCTGCTCCGTCAGCCACGCCACGAAGTCGGCTTCGTAAAGAGCGCTCATGGCGGAACGTCCTTCGACCGCTCCTCCAGCCGGATGACGCGCTCCCGCGTGTCGGTGAGCTTCGCGTCGATCGCGTCCAGGCGGGAGATGATCCGCTGCTCCATCGCCTTCATGTCGTCGCCGAGGCCCTTGATCTCACCGGCCTGCCAAATCATGAAGGCGCCAAACACCGCGACAAGAAGCGCTATGCTGCCGCCGAGCACGGCAACCGCAATGTTCTGGGAATGGCGCAGGCCGTCGATCGCCACGCGCACCCACTCCAGCGGGTCCGGCGCCTGTGGGGCGGCGGTCATGGCGACGCCCCCTCGGCCCGCAGCCGCCGCCGGACGGAGCAGTCCAGCTTGCGGATCAGGTACTTCGAGCGATCCAGCTCGACCATGCTGTCGGTCGTCAGCAGCAGGTGCACGGCCCGGTCGCACGCCTCCACGCTGGCCGCGCGGAAGGGGTCGAACGCCAGCAGCAGCACGCCCCCCGCCCACACGCCGATCATCATCACCCAAAGCAGCATCATCGGGAGGTGCCTCGTGAACCCGGCGGCGGTCACGGCTTCGGCTCCATGGCGCGCAGCGCCGCGGCGAGCGGGCGGATCGGCACCGCGACGTAGCCTTCCTCGGGCCGGCGGGAATGCGCGTCGAACGTCGAGTAGACCGGGATCACGACGACCCCCATGCCGTGGTGCTTCTGGAACCACTTCTCGATCTCGGCCGGCACGCGCTCCATCAGGTCGAACAGGTCGCGCCCGACCATCCTGAAGCCGTTCATGCTCCAGGACTCGATCTGGACCTCGGCGCTCTCCAGGTCGAACTTGATCTCGATGCCGACGCGGAACGCCTTGATCGGCACATCCGGAGATCCCGAACCGCCGTATTCCATGATACGTTGATTTTCAGCCATGGCCGGCACTCTCCTTGCTGTCCGTGGTCAGGGCCGGGGGCTGTTTGCTGCGGTCCCCCGGCCCGCCGTCAGGTCGCTATGTTGAGTTCAAACAGCGGCACCCTGTTACCCTTGTCGTCGCCAATGTCGTTGTTGACGATGTTGGCGATCTTGTGCAAACCGCGAATAACGCCGTCACACGCAGGGATCTTCTTCAGGTACTTGAACTTCTGCCTGAGGTCCATTCCATCAAGGCGCGGGTTCTTGCCCCGGAGCCGACGGACCTCAACCAAGTATTCGAACGCCAGCCAATAGGCGACCTCGGCATCGGTGCGGCTTATCGGATTGATCGCGTCCGGCTCCGGCGGCCACAGCGTGACGCCGTGATAGATGATCGGCATGGTGTCCATTGTCCACCGGGATTGGTCCGCGGCGATGGCGCGGGCCTCGTCAAGCGGCGGGGCGGCCTGCCCCGCGGGCTCGGCCGCGGTCGGCGCCTGGGGCTTGGCGACCATGGCCTGTGCCAAGCGCTCGCGCCCCTGTTCGTTCCACCATTGCTGGGCGAAGCTATCCAGTTCCCCGTCATCCTTCTTGCTGCGATGGAATGCCAGATAGCCGTTCTTCAACTGGGTTTGATGATCCTTCCGGGTGCGTTCCCGACACAGCTCGTTCAACTGGCGGAGCGGGTCCATGTTGGCTGTCAGCCCGCGGGCGCTGCTGGTCGGATCTCGGTCGTTCGCGAACTTGGGGGGCAGATAGGGATACAGCCAGCGCAGGCGAACAATGCCGGAGTCGGCAGTGTTCCCGGCCCAGCGGATATCGCCGGACTCGACCGCGGATGCTATCTGTTCCAGCATCAACCTGCTGTCGGCCTTGGAACTGGCACCGGCAAGCTTGCGCAGGGCCGCCTGGGCGTTGGGCCCGAACCATCCCGTTATCACGGAGGAACGCTCCCCGATTATCTCATAGGCGAAGCTTTTCCTTTTTGCGCTGAGCTGGCGCGGCGGCTGCCACCGTTCTTCCTGAACCAAGCTTTCTTCCTGAACTAAGCTTTCTTCCTGAACCAAGCTTTCTTCCTGAACCAAGCTTTCTTCCTGAACCAAGCTTTCTCCCTGAACCAAGCTTTCTCCCTGAACTAAGCTTTCTTCCTGAACCAAGCTTTCTTCCTGAACCAAGCTTTCTTCCTGAACCAAGCTTTCTCCCTGAACCAAGCTTTCTCCCTGAACCAAGCTTTCTCCCTGAACCAAGCTTTCTTCCGGGGCAGTGGATACCGTTTCCTGATCTATCCGGCAGGCCATCGTGCGATGCTCATCTTCCTCATCTTCCTCATCTTCCTCAGCTTCGTCGAGAAGCGCCAAAGCAATCTGAAATTCCTGCGCCCGCCGCTCGGCGGACTTCAACGCCTCGCCGGCAGACTGGATATCTTTCATCATCAGCGAGAAAACAGCGGAGAGCGCGGCCCGATGGGACCGATGGGGCACAATATGCCCGTTGACACCTTGATGCGGATGGATGGTCATGGGAACCTCATGGGGACGGCTCCGGGCCGTTGCGGGACCCGGAGCAGGCTTCAATGATCAGGGGAAAGAGACTGCCTATTCCGCCGCGATATCTTCGGCGGCGATCGGGAACTGGGTCGGGGGGAGCTTTTCACCCTTGCCCGGTTCCCACTTCAGCTTGGCTACCGATTTCCCCTGCACTTCCAGCGCCGCGCCCTTGAAGAAGAGAGCCAGCCGCGCCCGGCCCGACAGATAGTATTTCCTGTTGTCACGGTTGTTGGCTTTCTCATACATCCGGGCCAGTTCAACAGTCGGGCTGCCATTGCTGTCGCCAATCCCCATGTTCACGTTCAGGGCGATCCGGGCGATGTCCTTGCTCGGATAGCCGCCGCGAAGCAACGCCAGGGCGCAGGCGGCGAGTTCCGGCAGGGTCTGGTGCGGCGTGGCAATCGTCTCTATGATCTTGCGCGCGATGGCTATGGCCGCGTCGAGCTGGCCATCGAATTGGACCACCAGCTTCTCGACTTGGATCACCGTCATCTTTGCCCCAGACACTTGGTTTTTGGCGAGATCCTCCTCATACAGGGCGACGGACTCCATAACCCGCGCCTTGATCTTCGGGTCCTTGATGCCGAGCAGTTGGCAGGCGTCCCCGGCATTGCGGACGGATTGGTTGTCCACCGTATCGATGGCATCCTTGGACAATGCCGAGGTGACTTGGAGCGGGATTGTCACGCCGGACAGAACGCAGGCGTAGCAGCGGTGCTGGCCATCCCCAAGCATGCCGTCGTCGTAGAATGCTATGCCTTGGTGGTTCCACTTCCATTCGCCCCGGGCCATGGCGTTGGACAGGAACCGGATCTTGGCATATTGCACGTCTCGGTTGTGTCGGTTGTATTCCGAGAGGATCAGTGACGCTATGGGCGGGGTCATCATGACGCGGCGGCTGCCATAGTTTGGGTCAGCCATCTGCGCCACCATCTCGCGGTCGGCGGCGGTGATTTTGTTGCCTGCCTGCGCGACCTTCAGCTCGATTTCGTTCTGGAGCGGCGTCTTGCGCGGAAGCGGCGTCGTTGCCGGGGAGGCTTGGTCGGGAGGGGAGGAAGTTTCCGGTTCGTCGTTGTTGTCAACGAAGTCCGGCCGGTCATAACTTTCAGTCATGATCCCTCGCTGTGCGGGACCGGCATTCCGCCGGGCGCGCCATGGTTGGCCCCGAAGGGCTGTCGTCGAGACGGCGACATCCATAGCATTCGCGATAAATTGGCGTCGGGGAATTCGGCCATCCGGTAAGGCCGCGAGAACTTTGTTCCTATGACTTCGCGCTAAAGGCGCAACAATTTGATATCAACAATTAAAGATGGAGGGCCTAGCCCCGGTCGGGCCGCTGGAACAGCAGGCTCTCGGCCCGGCGCCTCATCACGAGGCCGGGCAGCACGCGTTTCCCGGCTTTCGTCCACAACCCAAACTGCCGCGCGGCGCCGGCCATGTCATTCTGATTGATGAGCTTCAACAATGTGCTGCGCTTCAGTGCCTGGACCCCGCAATTGAACGTAAAGCAGACAACGGCACTGAAAGCATTGACTGAGATTTCGACTTTTATCAATTCATCGACCGCTCTTTCAAATCGCTGAACGTCTTTGACCAAGATGTCATCGGCCTCGGCCTGGGTAATCGTCAGTCCCGGCTTCACCTCTGGGCCGCAATGCCCAAATCCGATTGTGTACGGCTCGTTGCCCGTGCCGGGATCTGGATACGCGTTGAGCCGGCAGCCCTCGCTTGCCATCAAGAGTTTCAGCCCGGCTTGGTTGATGTGGCGGGCCATCTAGTCAACCGTGTCACGAAAGAACAAATGGGAGCCGATCCGGCTTACCAGCGTGAAGTCATGCGCCCATCGCGGCGGCCTCGCCATGTCCGCCTTGAAGAAGTAGAGCGCCGACCCAGTCTGGTCCGGCAGCCTGCCGAGCACCGCGCCCGACGCCGCGTGGATCGCCAGCATCCAGAAAACATCCCTCTCGTCCCGCGCAGGCCCGACCGCGAACTGCCCCGGCGCCGTCAGCACCGCGCCCAGCGTCCTGCCGAAGCGGCCATCCTCCCACCTGTTCAGGGCGACATGTGCCGTTGCGACCATCCCCGCGACGCCGTCCGACCGGGCCTCGGCGTAAACCATCCGGACCAAAAGTTGGAATTCGCCCGGCCTCAGGAGCAGGCCGGTGTCACACTTGATGTCACACTTAGGCTCCGCCCCTCGCGCCACGCTCATCGCCACGCTCATCGCCCCGAGCACGAACGCCGCCGCCAGCGCGCACACCGCCAGCGTCGCCAGCAGCCAGCCGAGGCCCGGCCTGTGCCTCACGGCCTAATACCTAAAGTTTGTTGCAATATAGTGGTATCCGCGGCACCGTGGTTTGGACAATATCGCGGAGGTGTACGATGGGTTTCTGGTCGCAGATTGAGCACTGGGATGAGGTCGGATCGTTCGGCGTCATGGTCGCAGTCATCACCTTCATCGCCTGCTATGCGTACTGCTTCATGGTCGGCGGCTTCCTGCTCGGCGGCGCGCTTGGCTGGATACCATCGCTCATGGCGGCCACCGTCATAGCGTTCCTGTGGCCGCTCCTGCTTACCCTGGCTGTGGCTGGAGTCGGCGCGATAGTCGCCATCGCCGCCATCAACTGACCTACCTGTCCGCCATGCCCTGGCCGGCGAGGTTCGATCCGCCCGCCACGCCCGCCATGGCGGCCTGCACGCCGCGCCCCGCCCGGTCGGCGAGGAGCTGCTGGCGCCGCTGGACCTCAACCAGCGCCCGCGCCTGCGCGGCCCGGTCGGAGCTGAACAGCATCTTCGACAGTTCGTCGGCGCTCGCCTCGTTCATCCCGCGCGCCTTCGACGCGGCGCGCCCCGCGAGACCGAACAGCACGCTCCTGGCTCCGCCCCCGGCATAGTCCATCGCGACGTTGGTAAGTCCCGCGGCGTCGTCCTGCTCGGCCGCGATCCGCCCAGTCTGGCTGTTGCCGGTCACCACCTGTCGGGTGTGGCTCATCCGCATCTCGTCGGACATGGCCTTCTCGAACGCCTGGAAGCTGGCGTCGTCGGGAAACAGCGCCTGCAGCCGGGAGCGCTGGCCCTTGGAACCGAAGATCCGGTTCACGGAGTTGGCGCCGTCGCGGGTGTTCTCGACCTTGCCCGCCAGCTCGCGCGCCACGCCGAGCCGGAAGGCGTCCTGGTCGCCCGGCGACAGTTCGCGGAACCGCGCCAGCGTCACCTCGGCGTCGCCCTTGGCATAGTCCCGGCCCAGCCGCGCCGCCTCCATCGTCTGCGTCGGCCCGCCCCATGCCTTGCGCGCCTCGGCGTACTTCGGGTTGGCGTCATCGACCGACTTGACGAAGTCCCGCCGGGTCTGGTCGATGGCCTTGCCGGACTCGTCCAGCACGAGCTTCCCGGTCGTCTTGTCGCGGTAGGTTTCCAACACGTCGTCCAGGCCGCGCTTGGCGTAGTCGAGCGTCTGCATGCTGGCGGCCGTCTTGTTCAGCGCCACGTTGCCGTCCGCGTCCAGGTCAAGTCCCAGGCCCCGCGGGTCCCGCCCTTCCTCCTCGGCGATGCGCCGCGCCCGGCCCAATGCCTGCCGGGTGCTGGGCCGATCCAGCAGCGTCTCGACGGTGGCGTTCCAGGTGATCGGCTGGGCGTACGCCTCGTCATAGAGCGGCGCGGCGGCGGCGCGGCGCGTCTTGTTCAGGTCGTCGAGCGTCTTATAGAAGTCGTCGCCGCTCAGGTTCGTGGCGATGTCGTCGCCGACCCGGTCGGCCTGCCCGAGCTGGCGGTCCTGCAGGAATTCGTGCGCCCGCGCGCTGCCTTTGCCGGGGATCGTCTCGACCGTCCGCCCCAGGCGCTGCGTGTTGGTGGTCATCAGCCCGGTGCCGGTGGCGTCCACGATCGCCATCGGCTTGGCCGTGGCGTTCAGGGTGTCCTGCACCGCCGTCGGCGTCACCTCGTCCCGCCCGAGCGCCCGGCCAAGGTTGTCGAGCGCGACCTTCTTCGGGTCGCGCAGGCCGAGCAGGTTCGCGCCCACCCCGAGCACCTTGCTCGCCGCCATGCCCGCGGCGGGCAGCCCGGCGCCCAGCAGGCCGCCGACGGTCGCGCCGGTGCCGGCCGAGGCGATGCGGTTCTCAAGGCCGCCTTCCCCCGCGCCGAAGCCGCCCAGCGCGCCCATGCCGGCGCCCGTCGCCGTCGCCGTGCCGAGGGTGCGCGGGATGGATTTGACCGCGGGAGCCGCCGCCACCGCGCCCGGCCCGAGAACCCGCGGCCGGAACCCGAGCAGCCCGCCGGCCACGTTCCCGGTCGTCGCCGCCACCGGATGCTCTTCCGCGAACTGCGTCTCCCGTCCCCGGATGTCGGCCAGCGCCCGGTCGTAGGTGCCGCCCAGGTCTGCGTCCTTGCCCTGGATCAGGTTTGTTGCGCCGCGCACCAGCGCACGCCCACCGGCGCCGATCTCATCGGCAAAGCCCAACGTGGCGCCCTGCGTGACGGCGTCGGCCACGCCGCCGACGACGTTGTTGATGCCGCCCAGGATGCCGCGGTCGGGCGGGGCCTTGACGTTCAGCGGGTCCGGCGCCTTGAAGCCGATCTTCTGGTTGAACTCGTCCGTCGGCATGTCGGCGTAGAATTTCTTGTGCAACGCGCCCGCCAGATCGGCGTCGGACATGTCGTTGTACTGCGGGAACTTGGCCCGCACCTCCGCCATGGTCGGCATCAGCGTATCCCCAGCGGATCGGCGCCGCCCGGCTCATCGACCTTGCGCGGCGTGAAGCCGAGCTTCGCCGGCCCGGCCGACTGCGCCATGTTGCCCACCGCCATCTCGCGCGACCGCCGTTTCTGCGCGATGATCCCGGGCGGATCGCCGGGTTGCGGGAAATACAGCTTGCGGGCGGTCTCGAACTCGCTTTCCGAGATGGCCGCGCCGCTTTCCCGCCGGAGCTGGGCGGTGATGAACTCACGCTGTGCCTGCTCCATGCTCTTGTGCTCGTCGGAGGTCAGGTAGTTGCCGAGCACCGGCACATTCTCGACGGCGCGATCGTAAAGACCCGGCGTGGTATGGCCCTTCACCTCCAGCGTGTCAAAGGTGCTGTTCGCCGAGTTGAGCCGGTTTGCGTAGCTGGCGTTCAGGTTCTGCTCGTTGGTCGGCGTCTTGTCGCCTACCGTCGTCACCTTCGCGCCCGACGGCAGCACCGTCGTCTGTGTTGCCTGCGTCCCGTTTGCGTTGGGCAGAGGTGCCGCCTGCATCGGCGCAGGACCCTGCGTTGCCTGCTGCCCGCCCCACTGCGGCAGCGGCGGCGGGGTTTCCTCGACCGCCTGCCCGGCCCCGTTCACCGTCTGCTTCGGCGCGGTCAGGTTCCGCTTGATGAGATCAAGCGTGTAGGTTTCTTGTGGCGACAACGGAGTGCCGTTGGCCCGCTTCTGCTCCAGCATGATGAGTTGGTTATACATCTGGACGTTTTCCGCGGTGCCTTCGAACGGCCCGCCTGCATCCGCCTGCCCCGGCGGGGCCTTCCACTGGCCGTTCTCGTAGATCCACTTGCCGACCACCTTCGGATCGCTGCCCTGCGCGCGCCCGTAGTGCTGCGCCTGCGCCGCCCGCAGCGCGGCCTGCGACTGCGCCTCCCGCTCGGCGAGTTGGTCCGCGCGCTGCTGGCGCTGGCCCTGCATCACGCCGCCCGCCGCCCCGGCCAGCATCTGGCCGATCCCGGCGCCGGCAGGCACCCCGGCCGCGCCCGACGCCGCCCCCGTCAGCAACGCCTGCCAGTCCACGGCCGGGCGCTGCGCCGGCAGCGTGGCGGCCATCAGCTCGGCCTGCGAGCCGATCGGCGGCATCCCGCCCGACTGCAGGAGGCTCGGCCCCGGCGGCTGGCTCGGCGTCTGGCCCTTGCCGAGCAGCCCGCCCAGCCCGTCATAGAAATTCTTGTCCTCGTCAACCTGGAGCAACCCCGTGAGGCTGTTGCCGGGCATCACGTTGGTGCTGGACAAGTCCCGCATGTCACCCTGCGCCAGCCCGAAAAGCGATCCGCGACTTGCCATCCCATTGTTCTCCTGTGCCGGCTGGGGCGTCGGCAGCATCGATACGTTCCGCGTCGGCACCGGCAGGGCCGCCTTGACGCCGCGTTGGATCACGTCGCCCGCCGGCCCGGCGTTGCCCACTTCCTGCTGGATGATCGCCCGCGTCACGGTGTCGAGCACGGCCGGGTCGGACAGGTCCAGCCGCTGGCCGGGCGCATACCCGGTGCGCCGGGCCGCCGCCTGGATCAGGCTCGGGGTGCTGTTCTCGTTCGGCGGGCTGTAGCGCGACAGGATGCCTTCCAGGGTGTCGGCCCCGGAAGTGCCGTAGGTCTGGAGCAGCTTGGCGATCGCGCGCACGCCGTTCTCCGGCGCGTCGAAGCTCTCGAAGGCCGCGCCATGCTGCGTGGTCTTGCCCTGCCATGCGTTGGCCGGGTTGGTTCGGATGTTGCCGAAGTTGAATGCGCCGATCATCCCACCCTCCGCCGACCGCGCAAGATGGTTTCCATCACGCCGCGCACCAAGCGCCTGAGCGCCGGCTTGTCCGCGATGTGCCGCGCGACCGCCGGCCCGTGACGCAGGTAGGCCCGGTAGAGCGGCAGCGGCGCCTCCCTCAGCATCCACTCCCGGAAGTCGAGCCAGCGCGGGTTGTCGGCCCCGTAGGCCGCCCGCGCCACCCAGCACATCAGCCCGAGCAGCGCGCCCGCGCCGCCGCCGACCCCGGTCCAGCCGAGCAGCCCGCCGCCCAGCGCGCTGCCGAGCGCCGCGCCGCCCAGCCCGCCCATCAGCATGTTCTGCCCGGTGTTGGCGGCAACCGGGCTGGTCTGGGTGCTGCCCGTCGCATAGGGCGTCTGGGTCAGCCCGCTCTGCAGGATGTTGAGCTGCTGCAGCGGATGGTTCTGCTCCGCCGCCCATTGGTTGTAGAGGTTCGCCAGCCCGGCCTGTTCCTGGGCCTGCCGGTCGGCGCCCGCGGCGTACTGGGCGTTGGCCCCGGCCAGCATGTGCTGCTGCTGGCCGAGCCCCATGCCGCTGAGCGCGTTGGCGGCCGACAGGTTCAGGCCGGCGGCGCTCTGGGCCGCGTCCTGGTTCGCCGTCTGGCCGCGCAGGGCGAGTTCCGCGTTCTGGTTGTAGGCGGCCTGCTCGTTGCCGGCGTTGTAGCGCGCCATTTCGTTCTGGGCGTTGGCGTAGTTGTTCGCCGCGAGGTTGTGGGCGCCCGCCGTCTGGGAGTTGGCGGCCTGCTGCAGGGATGCGTTGGCCGACGCCATCCGGTTCTGCTCGGCGGCGTAGTTGGTCGCCGCCGCGTTGTGGGCGCCCGCCGTCTGGGAGTTGGCGGCCTGCTGCCGGGCGGCGTTGCTGTCCGCCATCTGGTTCTGGGCCGCGGCGTAGTTGTTGGCCGCGAGGTTTTGGGCGGCCTGCGTCCTGGCCGCGGCGTCCTGCTGGAACCCGGCGTTGGTCGTCTGCATGGCGTTCCGGGCCGCGGCGTAGTTGGTCGCCGCGGCGTTGTGGGCCGCCGCCGTCTGGCCCGCCGCCGTCTGCGCCAACCCTGCGTTGTACTGGTTCTGGGAGTTCGCCGCGGATTGGTTGTTGGCGGCGGCCTGCTGGGCGTAGCCGCTCGACACGCGGTTCGCTTCCTGCTGCATCTGGGTGTTCAGGTCGGCCCGCGCGTTGGTCGCGGCTTGGTTGTTGGCGCCCGCCGTTTGCAGCAATCCGGCATTGTAGCGGGACTGCTCGTTGGTCGCGGCACTGTTCGCCAACGATGCGGTGTTCTGGGCGGCTGAGTTCGCGAGCCCGGCCTGTTGCAACAATCCTGAATTGTAGCGAGCCTGCTCGTTGGTCGCGGCTTGGTTGTTGGCGCCGGCCTGCTGGGCATATCCGCTGTTGGTCTGCGCCGCGCTTTGCCTCAACCCGGCGTCGTATTCGGCCCGGCTGTTGGCCGCCGCCATGTTCGCCTGTCCGGTTGCCTGCTGGTAGCCGCTCGTCACTTGGTTTGCCTGCTGCTGCATCTGCGAGGCCAGGTCGGCGCGGGCATTGGTCGCGGCTTGGTTGTTGGCGGCGGCGGCCTGGGCGTAGCCGCTGTTGATCTGGCCCGCCTGCTGCCTCAGCCCGGCGTCGCTCTCGGCCCGCGCGTTCATCGCGGCTTGGTTGGCCCCCGCCGCGGCCTGTTGGTAACCGCTCGATATTTGGTTGGCCTGCTGCTGCAGGTTGGCCTGGAGGTCGCCCCGCGCGTTCGTCGCCCCGGCGTTCCATTGGCCGGCCGTCTGTTGCTGCCCGGCATTGAACTGCGACTGCGCATTGCCCGCCAGCATGTTCTGCATCCCGGCCTGCTGGGCGTTCGAGGTGTTCAGGTTGCCGACGTTGTAATCCTGCGTCTGGTTCGCAAGCTGCGCCTGCAGGCCCCGGTTCTGATCCGTCGAGATCGCCGCCTGGGCCTGGGCGAAATTCGTGTTGTTCAGCCCGGCGATGGTCTGCGCGGCGGTGTCCATGAAGTTTCGGTTGTTCTCCGAATTCATCACGGCCTGCCGCGACCCGCCGAACGCGCCCGCCTTCGCCGCCTGGGCGTTGGCTTGGTTCTGGAGCACGTTGTTCTGGCGCCCGAGCTGCTGCATCGACTGGTCGATGACGCTGCTCGTGTACGGGTTCATGTAGCTGGAGAGGTTGGCGTCGGTGAACCCCTGGCCCGCCACGTTCCGCACGTCGCCGCGGGCCATCGACGCGGCGTTCATCTGGCCCGCCGGCCCGGCCGTGTAGGCGCCCATCTGGGCCGCCGGCCCGGCATTCGCCGCGGCCATCTGCGCCGCCTGCATCTGCGCCGCGGGCCCGGCCTGCTGGGCGGCCATCTGGGCGGCCTGCATCTGCGCCGCGGGTCCGGTCGCCGCGGCCTGCATCGACGCGGCGGTGCCATAGGTCGCCGGCCCGGCCTGCTGGGCGGCCATCCGGGCGCCAGCCATCTGGGCGGCGGGGCCGGCCGACGCCGCGTTGGCACCGTAAGCCTGCGCCTGCGCCGCGTTGCCGGCGCTCGCGCCCTGCATCAGCGCCGCGTTGCCGCCCTGCGCCGCGGCCATCTGCGCCCCGCCCATGTAGGCCGCCGGCCCGGCGCTCATCGCCTGCGTGTTGGTCACCCCGATCGGGGCCGCCTGCCCGGCGCTGGCCGCCAGCATGTTCGAGACCGGGATCGCCGCGGCGTTGCCGGCCGACGCCGCCTGCGTGTTGGTCACCGGGATCGCCGCGGCGTTGCCCCCGAACGCGGCCTGGGTGTTGGTCACCGCGATCGGCGCCGCGGTGCCCGCGTTGGCGGTGTTGGCCCACGCCCCGCCGACCTGTTGCGGCTGGAACGCGGCGGCCTGCTGCGCCGCCTGCTGGCCCGCCGCCATGGCGCCCTGTCCGGCGCCCGTCTCGGCCATGAGCCGGTTGTAGGCATTCGCCTGCCCCGCGTCCCAGCCGGCGAGCATGTTGCCGGTGTACGGGACGTAAGGCTGCGCGGCGACCCGCTGCGCCTGCTGATAGTTGTTCTGCCCCGCCGCGCTGACCCACTCCGGGATGTTGGACTGCTGGACCACCGTCTGCGTCTTGCCGCCACCCTTGCTCATCAGTCGATTTCCTTTGTCATGACGACGCAGAATTCACTCCAGCCCTTCAGCACCCGGCGCCAGCCGAACCGGCCGGCGCACTGCATCCGCGTGCAGCCCTGCGTCCGCGCCCACGCCTCGACGCTCGCCTGCATCTCCAGCAGCTCCGCCATGTCGCCCCCGACGAGGAAGTAATTGCACGCCAGCAGACGCGGATAGCGGATCAACTCCGTCACCAGCGCGCAGGCCCGCCCCGGCCAGAACTGCATGTCGCCGCGGTTGACAGCATCCAGCACGTCGGCCGCGTCGTGGGTGCCGCCGGTGCGGTCCAGCGCGGCCTCGATCCACGGCAGGCAACGGTTCCATTCGCCCCGCGGGCCGGTCGGGGTATCCATCGTGGCCGTCGCCGTCACACTCAATTCCTCACGTCAGCGCGGGCCGATGCGCGTAAAATGCTGTTGCTGGACCTGCACTGTTCCCCGCGCGCGGGGATGATCCGTACAGGTAGCCGTCCGTATCCGTCGCCAGCGGCACTGTTCCCCGCGCGCGGGGATGATCCGACGCCGAATTGGTTGCGGACGTGGCGGCACTGCACTGTTCCCCGCGCGCGGGGATGATCCGCCGCCCCTCTCCGCAAGCCATCGCTTGCAGCCCACTGTTCCCCGCGCGCGGGGATGATCCGAACCGCATCCAGCATCACCGCTTGCAGCCCGTCTCGCGAAGGTCGAGGCGCAGCGCGCCCAGCCGCCAGAATGACGGCGCGCTGGCGCTGTCTATGCGGATCGCCATCTGCCGCGCCGTCGCCCGCAAATCGATTTTTTCCGTCGTCGGCAGCACGGTATACGGCCCATGCTCCGTCTCATCTCCGGCGGGCCACTGTCGGCCCTTGAGCGTCATCGTCAGGCCGCCGCTCATGTCCTCGAAATCAGGAACGGCCCGCGTTACGGCCATCAGCGCATCTCCGTCGCCGATGTCCGACGGCGCGCTCTCAAGGTACGCGGTGATCGCGCCGCCGTCCGCGCTGCTCAACCGCTCATGGAAGTACAGGTAGCCGCTAACGTCGGTCGCTATCGGGTGCTGCAGCACCCCGGCATCGACCCAGGCCGTCCGGTCCCAGGTGCCGATGCTCCAGTGCTGTTCGGCGTAATTGTAAATGACGTACCGGCTGCATTCGTTGCCGTCCCGGCTGTCCGGATAGAACCACCAGACTTCGTTGTTAGCGCTGTTGATCCCGCAGTAGATCTTGTCTGCCTGGACCCAGGACAGGTTGCCCATGACATACCGCTTCACCGGGCAGGGGATGACCTGCGGTGCGCCACCGGTGTACGCATAGAACTCACCGCCGGAGCTGAGCCAGAACGCCCCGCCGTCCTTCTCGGCCGCGGCGTTCGGCCCGATCAGGCCGCAGCCGGAACCCAGCGACTTGAAGCTGTAGACCAGCAGCGGATCGCCCAGGTACTCCATCCGCCACAATCCGGCGTCGGTCCAGATCAGGTTCCCGTCCCTGCTCGGCAGCCCGCGCACGATGCGCCCGCCCAGCGACAGCGGGAATTCGCCGCTCTGGTTGGTGGCGCTCGGCGTCCAGTCGGTGTTGTCCTCCTGGTTGCTCCAGCGGACCAGCATCGGGTCGAACGCCCCGCCCGCGAACGGGATCGCCCCGCAGCACACGACGATGCGCTCTGCGCTGACGAACATGGAGCCGATCTCGGCCGGGGCCCCGGTCACGGATGCGGCCGGCGTGCCGGTGCTGCCCGTCCACTCGTACAGCGTCCCGCCCCGCGGTACGCCCAGCAGGTACTCGCCCCAATTCGACAAAGACCATGTGCGCGGGAAATACTCGGTGATGCTCGGGCTGCCATAGGTGCCCGTGCCGTACGTGCCGGTGCCGTAGCCCAGCCCGCCCGTGCCGTCCGCCAGCCCCGCGGCCAGCCCGACCGGAGTCACATTATACAAACCCCCGCCATAGAAGACCCACAGGGCCGAGTGTGTGCCGATGCCGACAACCGGCGCGCCGTCGAGGTTGGCCCAGGCGTGCAGCCCGCGACACAGCCCCGTGAAGGCGCTGCCGCTGGCCCGCTCCCAGCCGCCGATGGTCTGCGCCTGCCCCTGCCGGAACCTGACCTTGTCCGAGTCGATCCAGCCGCCCTCGGCCGCCAGCGGCGCGTCGTCCTTGATGATGCCCGGCTTGAAGGCGAGCTTCTGAAGCGGCATGTCCGGCTACTCCACCGTATACCATGCGCAACTCTGACGCTCCGCCGACGCCGTCGCCGTCACTCCCGCCGAATGCTTGACTTCGATTGTCAGGGACCTCGCATACCGCAGCATGCCGACGCCCAATGCCTGGGACTGCGCAGGCGTCAGCGCCATGATTGGGGTGGTCCCCACCGCGACAACCGACGCTCCGGCTGATCCGATGTCCGAGGTCAGGTCGCGCGGGTCAGTCGCTGACGCGCTGTAATACCGAAACCGCCCCAGGCATGCGCGATGGCCGGTGCTCGCCGGCAGCGTCACCGCGAGGGTCGTTGCCGTCCCGTCAACCGTGATCCGGAATGTCGTCGTCTCCGAAGCCGCCGACTGTGCCGGCCCGAGAATGCCCGAGACGAAGCCGGCCCCGCTCGTGACGGAAACGAGCGTCTTGTAGGTGTCCGCGACAAAGTCGGTGTTAAGCGCCGTCGTCGCCTTGGTGTAGAAGGTCGAGCTGGAGCTGATGTCAACCGACGTGCCTATCCGGAGGTTGAAGCTGTTCCCGGTAACCCGCGTCAATTGCTTCGGGTCCGACGTGTGCACCCCACCGCCGCTACTGAAAAACTGGCTGAGCGTGCTCATGCGAGCCTCCACGTCGTGCCGTTGAAGACCAGCACAAATCGAGTGTTGTCGGTTGCCACGGTCATGTCCTCGGACAGGCCCATGATGGTCTGGCTGTTGCGGGCGATGGTCAGGTTGTTGGTCGAGAAGGTGCCGCCGCCGTCCATCACCTCCACCGCATTGCCGCTGCTGGGGGATGCAGGCAGGGTCAGGGTCCAGGCCGCGCCCGAGGTCGAGGCCGCGATCCTGTCACCCGCTACGGCGGTGTAGGTGGTCGTCTTGACCGTCCAGGCCCCAACGCTGGCCGCCACGAACGCGGTCGTCGCCAACTGCGTGGTCGAGGTTCCCGCCGCGGCGGTCGGGGCGGTCGGGACGCCGGTCAGTGCCGGGGAGGCCAGATCCGCCTTGAGGTTGCCGGCAGTCGTGACGAAAGCCGTGGTCGCGAGTTGGGTTGTCGAAGTCAGCGCCGCCGCGGTGGGTGCGGCCGGCGTGCCCGTGAACGTCGGGGATGCCAGGTCCGCCTTGAGGTTGCCGCCGGCCGTGACGAACGCGGTGGTCGCCAGTTGTGTCGTCGAGGTCAGTGCCGCCGCCGTGGGGGCGGCCGGCGTGCCGGTGAAGGTCGGGCCGGCGAGCGGTGCCGCGCCGGAAATGTCCGCCACGCCGAGGACAACGGCGCCGGTCAGCGCGTTGACCGAGGTTACCGGCCCCCCCGCGATGCTGGCCGCCGAAGCCGCCGCCGCCGTCGCGGAACCGGCCGCCGCCGTGGCGCTCCCGGCCGAAGCCGTGGCTGAGGTGGCGGAATTGCTCGCCGAAGTGGCGGAAGCCGTGGCGCTGCTGGCCGAGGCCGTGGCGCTTGTCGCCGCCGCCGAGGCTGATCCGCTCGCGGACGTTGCGCTCGATGCCGCGGCCGAGGCCGATGCCGCGACGGCCGACGAGATCGCGGTGTCGCCCGCGTCGGCATAGGCCTTGGTCGCGGCGTCGGTGCTGAGCGTCGGCGTGCCGAGCCCGGTGACCTTGTAGCCGCCCAGCGCCACGTCGGCCCCGGCGACCGGGAGCTGGTCGAGCCGCGGCGTCGCGCGGTAAACGTCGGTCGCGTCGCAATAGACCCACTGCGGCCCGGCGCGCAGCGCGTAGCCACTCCCCGCCGCTGTCTTCAGCGTCAGGCTGTACGCGCCCTGCGTCGCGTTGTTGACGACGAGGTACAGCTTCTCGACGTTGGGCACCGTTATGGTGCTGTTTGCCGAAAGGGTGCCGGTCAGCACCAGCGCCGCCTTGCGGGCCTGGTCGGTGGCGTAGTTGGTGCTGGTCAGCGTGGTTGCCGTGCCGCTGATGGTGATCGCCGCGACGCCGCCGACCGCCTCGTCGATGCGCTCCAGCGCGTCGTTGAGCTTGGTCTGCCCCCAAGTATTGAGGTTCTCCCCCAATTCTTGTTTTTCTAGCCGTAGACGGGTCGATGGAGTTGATGGCATGTCCGCCCCCTAACTGATCACGGCGGACGAGTCCGACCGAAGCCAGTCCGTCCCGTTGGAGAATGCCGGCACGGCGCCGCCCGTCGCGTCCGACACGTAGATCCACGCCCCAACCCAGCGCGCGGCGTCAGGCAGGTCGGTCTTCGAGAATGTCGCCAGCACGACCGGGAAGCCGCGGGCGCGGGACCGCAGATCTCGCGTCACGTCGTCGGCGAGCTGCTGCGCCCAAACCGGCGCATCGCGCGGCACCGTCACCATGGCGTGCCCCGGATGACCAGCGGGCCGGGGTGCTCGGCCGCGTCGTCGGCCGCCTGGAGCAGGTCGGCGGCCTGGGTGTACAGCATGCCCCAGGTCTGCAGGCGGGCGTCGTCGAGAAGGTAGGGCGCGCTCTGGGCCAGGGCGCCGTACAGGTAGAGCGCCGGGGATGCGACCAGCACGTGGTTGCTGGTGTTGCTGTCGCTCAGCGCCGGGATGCGCGCGTAGTAGCGCAGCGTCACGGTGCCGCCGCCGGTCTGCGCGGGCGATATGGTGAGGCTGTCGCCGTCGATGCCGTACCAGCGCGCGGCGCCGCCGGCGTAGCCCTCGTCGAAGTCGGCCAGCTCGCCCGCCGTCGCGAACTCCAGGTTGCCCCAGTCCGCGAGGTGGACCGACTTGGCCGCCATGAAGTCCGCGGGCAGCGCCTCGCCCGCGTCGTCCAGCGTCGCGGTCGTCAGCATGGCGCGCAGCCGCAGCCGGGCGTTCATGTCGGCTTCGGCGAGCGTCACGAAATCCGGGATGACCGCGGTCAGGTCGTCGCGCATCAGCCAGCCGGCAATCGAGCTGAGCAGCCCGGCGTAGCTGTCCAGGGCCATCTACCGCAGTCCGATCAGCAAGGTGGCCGTCGTGCCCGTGCTCAGCACCAACGTCGTCCTGATCGGCAGGATGCTGCCCACCGGGACCGCCTTGAAGGTGAGCGTGGTCCCGTCCTCGGTCTTGACCGCGACATCCCCGGTGCCGCCGACATAGATCGACTTGGCGCGCTGGACCGTCGTGTCATGCGGCGTGATCGCGAACGCGTCGCTCGCGAGCCCGTTGCGGTCGATGGTCATGTCAAAGCCTCCCCGGCGCGGTGCGAAGGTAAAGGTATTCGCTGGAGTTCAGGAGCCGGCGAACCGCCGGGAGGTGGTCGGGGTTGAGAACGTCAACCCCGAGTTCATTTTTCCATTTTTCCACTATCGCCATCGGGATCGACGCGGCCCGGCGCCATTCCCGGCTGGGCGAATAGCCGTCGTTCGAGGTGTACAGCGCCTTGTTCAGCTCCAGCGCCGGCTCAACGTCTTCCGACCGTATTACCGTCAGATCGCCGGTCATCGGGTCTTCATCGTATGTCGTGTTGATCGTCATTCCGGCTTATCCTGAGATTGCTCGGCAGGCGGGGATGATCCGGAAGATGCCGACCTGCTGGTGCAGACCAGGGCGTGTTCCCCGCGCATGGGCGGCGGCGGCGCACCGGGCAACCGAGGCGCCGCCGCCCTTCGTTTCAGACATCCTCGCCCTCTTGTCGGGCGTTCTCATCGCTGGCGGGAGCCCCGGAGCTGACGACATGACCGGCTCGCGTCTGGGTCAACAAGTCAGCCTCTTCCTTGCTGAGGACATAGCGGGAACCCTGGTCCATCGGCCCGCCAGTGAAGAATGGCCGGTTGTCGGCCGTGCATTCGAACAGCACCTCGCCCGGCCCCGGCCGCTGCGTCGTGTCCTCCGGCGCCACGCTCGGCGACTGCGGCTTCTGCCCGACGCGGGGCGGCAGGATGCCGGCATTTGCAACCGCAGGGTTGACCACGTCGAGGAGCTCCTGCCCACCGGAACCGTCCGGCTTGGTGCCGCTGACGACGATGTTGGGGTTCAAGCTCGTCGCCTCGTCCGTGCTGATCACGTCCAGGTCCGGCGTGGTGCCCGGCACCGGCAGGTCCGGCGGGTTCTTCGCGGCCGCCTCCGCATCCTCGATCGCCTTGGCCTGCTTGTCGGCGAGCTTCGGCACGTCGCCGTCACTGGGTTCGGGCGCCGGGGCGGCCTGTTCGTCGGTGCCTTCGGTCGTCTCGGTCGCCTGCTTCTTCGCCATGGTGTTGCTCCCTAAAAGCGAAGGGCGCCCCGAAGGACGCCCCGTTGTTCAGCTAGGTAGAAAGAAAGCTAGAAAGCTAACTGAGGTCCGCAACTATCCCGTGCGCACGCTCGTTGATCACCTTGCAAGTATACTCGCAGAAGACCATGCGCTTGTCGCTATGCCCGGTCTTGGCGAGTTCCTTCTGCTGCATCTTCTGATAGTACGATATTTCAACCTTGCTCGGATCGATGATCAGGGCGTCCCTGGTCCTCATCAGCCTTGACGGGACAATCTGAACCTCTCCGAAATCGCCGACATAGATGTCAACCGCCGCTACAATCTTGCGGCTGTCCATTTCCCTGAACGTGGTTGCATTGCCGGTGAACGCGCTGATCAGCATCTTGTTGGCGCTGCCGACGAAGACGAGCTTGGGATCGCCGCCCGCGGTCCACGCCAGTGCCAGCACGGTCTTGAGCAGCGTCTCGGTGAGCGCCCGCTGGGTTCCGTCCACGGCGGCGGTGGTCGGGTAGCCGGTCGTGGTGCCGGACAGCACCGGGTTGACGCCGCTCGTTCCCCTGGAAACGTTGGTCTGGAGGAAGCTCGGGAAGCTGGCCGAGGTACGTGCGGTTGAAGCACTGCCCGCAGACGCAACTTTATTACTTAGGAGTTGTTTCTCTATGTCGCGCTTTAATTCCTGAACTTTTAAAGCCACCTGCTTGCTCATCTTGTTCAGGTCGCCGACTTCATCGGCCGCCTCGCGAGTGCTGGAGACTTGCGCAACTTTGTCGCTAAGTTGAACAAAATTGGACAACCGGACACCCTCGTTCGAGGCGTCGGCCGCAACATCGTTGCCTTCAACCTCCGCGTTAGTATCTGAGGCCGCTGCTAAATCTACGGTTACCCACTCGGGGTGGGTGCTGTCACAACTTCCGCTCTTGATCGCGCTTAGGAACGGAGTCTCCGTCACCGCGATCATCGTGGCGATGGAGGACAGGTCCTCCTTGATCACCGTACTTTGGTAGGTCTGGGCGGTATTGGCTGGTACGGCCATGCTGGCTCATCCAAGGTCGATCAGCGCCGCGGCGATGTCCAAGTCGTTGCCGCCGGAGCGCTTGAGTTGCTGGGTGAGCGACTTCCGCTTGTCTGGAGGGGCTATGCCGGAGCCCGGCTTGACGACCCTGGGGGCCGCCTTCAGGCGTTCGTCCACCGCCGGCTTGTTGGCGACCAGCTCGCGGTAGCGCATGGCGTCGAGCGCCATGGCGACGGCGCGCGGGTCGGCGGCCTGTGCGATCTCGGCATCCGAGTAGCCGCGGGTTCGCAGGTGCTCGGCGACTGCCCGCTTTTCCTTGGCGGCCCGCTTGCCGTCCCGCCACTCGGGGACGAGTTCCTGCAGGTACTGCGCGGCGGTGGCGAGATGCTGCTGACGCTGGGCCTCGCCCTGTTGCTGCATCTGCTGCTGGACGCGCTGCTGCTCGCCGAAGACGTGCTGCAGTTGCTGCACGCTGGCTTCCCACCGGGCGTTGGCCTGGGTGTAGCCGATGGGATCGGTGTCGGCCATTTCCAGCGGCGGGCGGGGCGGCAGGGTGGATTGCAGGACGGTGGATAGCTGCTCCAGGTTTTGCGAATAGTGCGCTCGCTCGGCGGAAATGCGCTGAGCCTCAGCTTCTACCTGTTGGCGTGCTGCTGATACTTCTTGCGTCTTCCGCGTGTAATCGCTGAGCCGCTGATAGCCGCGCACCAACTCGTCGCGGGTGACCTGGATCTCTTGTCCGCCGGTCTTGACGGTGTAGAGTTCGGGTTCCGGTTCTTGCTGTTCGTCGGTCTGCTCTGCGTCTTCCGCGTCGGCGTCGTCCTCGTCGGCCTCGGTCGATGGGTCGGCGTCAGCCGGATCGACTTCGGGGCCTGTGTCGGCATCGGGCTTCGCGGCGGCCGGCTTGGTTGGCGTCTTTTCACGCTCCAGCAGGTCGCTGATCATGTCCACGGGGTCAGCATTCTCGGTCCCGCCGCTTGGCAGGTTGCCGCTGTCGTCGTCCATGGTTTCTGCTCTGGGGGTCTAGGGGTTGTCGCTCGGCACGGACAGCTCGTCCAATGCCGCTCGGGCCAGCGCGCCGTCAGTCAGGGCGCCTGTCAGTTCGGCGCGGACCTCGGCCAGCGCCTGGATGTGGTGCCAGATGCGTTCGCGCACGTCGCTTGCCCCGGCCGGCGAGTTGCGCCACGCCAGCAGGAAGCGGGCGTCCAGCGCCTCGAAGGCGGCGACGAGCAGCGGGTCCTCGATGTAGCCGCGCGCCCGCTCCGCCGCGTCGATCCGGCGGCGGAGTTCCTGCTGTTCGTCGGTCATGCGGCTATCGCTGTTGGTAAATCGGGTGCGTCATGGCGGCGTCAGCGGCCCGCGCGCATAGTGTTTGCGATGGGTGCCCGTTCCCCGCGTGCGGGGATGATCCGCGCAAGGTCGCCGAGCACCTGCGAACCCGCGGGCCCGTTCCCCGCGTGCGGGGATGATCCGTCGCCCGGCTCGCCGCCGACAAAGAGTATGGTGCCCGTTCCCCGCTTGCGGGGATGCCAATGGTGCCCATCACTGCACCCCCGGCGGCATCGGCGGCGGCTGCATCTGCGCCTGCATCAACTGGCCTTGTTGCCTCATTGCCTCGCGGTCGCGGTCCACGGCGGCGCGGATCTGCGCCATGTTGACCTGGGCGCCGTACTTGGCCTGCAGCTCGGCGGCCTTGAGGCTGATATCCGCATCCATCTCATCGCGCTTGCGGTCGTCCTCGCGCATCATCTTTTCGCGCTCCAGCGCCAGCTTGCCCTGCTCGATCTGCCCCTGCATCTGTATAGCCATCATGTTGGGGTCGGGCGGCGGCTGTTGCGGCGGCTGGGGCGGCGCCTTGCTGGGGTCCTGGAAATAGGGATCGACCGTCTTCAATCCCGACAACTGGATGAGTTTCGCCAGCGTGGCGTACAGGTTCTGCGGCGTGACCAGCCCGAGCCCGCCGGCCTGCAGCGCCTGCTTCTGCTCCTGCAGGATCGACATGAGCTGCGCGGTCTGCTCGGCGCGGTTTCCGGTGCCCAGGCCGACCTCGGTGGTGAGGTCCATGTCGGCGTTCCACGCCCGCGGGTCGATCGGTACCCACTGGTTGCGCAGGCGCACCACGCGTTCGCTCTGCTGGTACTTGGTGACGAGCTGCAGGATCAACTTGAAGGCGCGCTTGATGCCCGTCTCGGCGAATACGCGCGCTATCAGTTCAACCCGCTGCTGGGCCGCCGACTGCATCGCCGCGACGCCCGTGGCGGTCTGCATCGCCGCGTTGCCGCCGCCGTTCAGTACGTCAGCATCCATGCCCTGCATCATGCGGGACACGCCGGTCCTGCCCTCCAGCGTGCGGTCGATGTACTCCAGCATCGGGAACGCCTGCTGGGCCACGAACGTCGTGTTCAGCTCGCCGACCATGCCGGGCGCCTTGACGCGCACGACGCCGCCCGGCTGCGACGTAAGCAGTTCCGGTATGTTGACCTGGCCGTCCACCGCCCACGTTCTCGGGTTGTTCGCCAGATACAGCGAATTCAACATCTGCCGGGTGATGCTGCTCTTGATCTCCTGCAGGTCCATGACCAAGTCCGCCACGCTCAGCCCCGCCAACTTGTGCGGCATCAGGACCGGGCTCAACACCGCGAACGGCGGGGCGTCAACCTCCTCGATGTCCAACAACTTGCTCTCGTTGGTGCCGCCGAGCGTGACCTTGACGAGCTCCGCCAGACCGTCGCCGTTGATGTCCAGCCTGGTGTACCACTCGGTGATTTGGATGATGCGCGAGGCCCGGTCCCGGCTGTCGCGCGTGATGCTGTCGATGATGCCGCCGCTCTCGTCGAAGCGGTGCGAGCGCTCGCCGAACGCGTCGTCACCGTCCGCGGTCGGCAGGTCATCGACCAAGGCGGCGTCGAAGCCGGAAGCGATGAGATCGGACTGGGTCACGCGGCGGCGGTGGCCCTGCCCCGGATCGGCGTCGGTCTTGACGCTGGGCAAATACAGGTATTCCTCGGGCGGCACCGGCTCGATGCAGACGCGCCCGTTGGGCTTGGTGCGCTTGAGCTGCACGTCGTACAGCGGCCCCGCCGGGGTTTCGGTCGCGTCGGCCCCGGTGATCTCCAGCTCGGGGTCCTGCATCAGCATGGCGACCTGCTCCTGGCTCAGGCCGCCCAGCGTGTGGCTGGTGACGATAGGGTCGTCTTCCCACCAGATCTTGATTACTCCGATTTTTGCGAGCAGGGCATCCTTCATCCAGGTATGCAAAGTCAAGAAACCGGGGTTGTCCTTGGCCCAAATCAGGTTGACGAAATCTGTTGCTTGGTCGGCGATGGCCTCGTCTTCCTGGCCGACTGGTTCAAACCGCACGATCTCATCGCTGCCCGTGAAGATCTTGAGCAGGGCTGGCATCATCCATTCGACCGCCTCGGCCAAATCCTTGGTGACAACCTGCGACTGGCCCTTCTTGCTCGGCCAAAGGTTTTTGCCGTGGTAAAAGTCGAGCGCCTTCATGCGGTCGGACGCCAGCGGCTCGACGTGGCTCTCGGCCGCCGTGATCTCCCGGCCGCAGATGCTCCGGATGTCGTCCTCGCTCAGCGGCGTCGGCGTCCGGTCGGCCATCAGTCGGCAGCCTTTGTTTCCAACCAACGCATCAGAAGCGCCGGCCTTGCAGTAGTCGCGCGCGGGCTATCATCGAAGCCATGGAAAAGAACTCCGAATACAAAGTCAGAACTTTCGTGTGCGCAGCATGCGGTCAGTCCGTGACAGGGAGAGCCCGCCCGGCGCAAAGGTACTGCAGCCACGCCTGTTACACCGCCAGCCCCAAGCCGGCGCGCAGAACCGGCCATGATGCCAACTGCGAACAGTGCGGCAAGGCTATCTATGTCAAGAAACGCCAATCCGAAAAACACCGGGCGTTCTTCTGCGGGATCGACTGCTCGAACATGTGGCAAGGCAGGAACAAGGATACCTTCACCTGCAAAGTCTGCGGCAAAACCTTCAGATGGTCGGCTTCCCGTAGGAGAGGCTACAAGGTGACGTACTGTTCGATCCCCTGCCGCGATGCCGATCCAGACCGCAAGGCCATGCTGGTCGCCATGACCGCCGCCCAGGCCAAGATGAAGCCGAACAAGCTCGAACGCGCCGGATACGCGATGCTGGATGCTCTCAACATTGAGTACGAACAGCAGCACCCGATTGGCGGGAAGTTCTGCGTTGACGCCTTTGTGCCGTCCGTCGGTCTGGTCATCCAGTTCGACGGCGACTATTGGCACGGCAACCCGGATGTCTTTCCCGAACCCGACGCACGACAGCGCCACCGCATGAAGCTGGACATCAGCCAAGACGCCTACATGGCGGCTTGCGGCTATCGCGTGCTGCGCCTGTGGGAAACTCATATCAGGAAATCGCCAGAGCAAGTTGAGGATCTTGTTCGCGCGGCCCTTGCTGTCGAGCCCGCTCTTGCCGAAGTCGAGATTTAATCATCTCGACGTATTCCGCTTCCTTTTCGATTAGTACGCAGTCGAACCCTTCCCTCAAACAAGCAACACCCGTAGTCCCTGACCCGGAGAAGCAATCCAAAACTGTTCCTCCCGGAGGATTTATAAGCCGCACAAGCCATGAAACGACAGACACGGGTTTTGTGGTCGGATGGGTAGTTCCGCCTCTTTCCTTCCGGCTCGCCTTCGCGGCATAGCAGAACCGCAGTTCGTCGGCGCCGAAGCCCAGCGCGGGGTAGAAGCGGGCGGCGGTCCCCGCGTCGCCGGGGTCGGGCTCCACCTGTCGCCGCGCGAACTTGCCAAAAACGTTCTGGCCGGCAGTGCTGCCCTGCGTTTCCGGGAGCTTGTTCCCCCGTGCGCGGAGTTCGCCGAACCGCGCGAAGGCGGCCAGCACCTCGGGCGAGCCGTCGTGCAGGATGTTGGACGGCCAGCGTCCGCCGGTCGCGCGCTGTGTCGATGCCATGCCCCAACCCGCGCTGAAATCCGCCCGCGACGGGTTGCCGCCGCTGGTCCGGTCATCGCCAGTGCCGACCCGGCAGGCGTCGATTGCCAACGGGCGCAGCGGTCCCGGCTTCCGCGCAAGGATGATGGGCTCGTAGCTCGGCTTCAACAAAGCCTTGGATTTCGGAAATCCCTGCGAATGCAACCATAGGCATACGTCACGAATTTCGAACCCGGCATCCTCGATGGCACACATGATCCGGTGGTGCGTCCGGCTCCCCCCGAATGCCGCCAGCATCCCGCCGGGCTCCAGCAGGTCGTAGGCCAGCCGCCATGTCTCGGGGCGGAACGCGATGTCGCCGCCGTCCCATTTGGCATTCATGAAGCCGCCGCGCGCCGCCCGCTTGGCGTCCGACCGCTGCCCGCCGAACCCGCCCAGCGGAACGTGCGGGACCTCGGTCAGGTGGTACGGCGGGTCGGTGACGATGCTGTCGAAGGTGCGCCCGGCAGCCTTCATCGCCGCCATCTCGGTCAGGCAGTCGCCGTGGATCAGCTCGGCGGCCATGGTCAGACGATCCAGCCCACGTCGGCCTTGAGCGGCCTGGACCAGTCGCCGCGGTCGGTCTCCAGCGACACGGCCCCCATTCTAAAGCTGTCGGCTGTATGGCTCGCCCAGTTGTGCAACGGGCGCGAGCGGAAGACCTTCAGCCGCTCGTCCCAGTCCTTGCGGTACTGGCGCAGCGCGTCGAGCCCGCCGCGGCATTTCTCGGCGTCGAACCAGCAGCGCGGCAGCAGCATGCGCACCGCATGGATGCCGTCATCGATGGGCAGGTTGGGCGCAACATCGAACCTCAGGCCCAGGTCCGCGGCGGTCTCCAGGCGCGAGCGGCCGGAGCCCAGCTCGCGGACCTTGATGTCATGCGGCGCGACATGGCGACTGTAGACGTAGGGCTTGGACTGGAGCAGGCGGGCGTAGTGCGGCAGGCCCTCGCCGGTCGCCTCATGGAAGTCGATCAGCCGAACCTCGCTGTTGACCCGCTGGGCAAACCAGATCGCGGTGCTGTCGCCCACGCCCAGGTCCCACCATGTCTCGACCGGCTTGGCGACCTCGTAGGCGACGCGGGTAATGCGCCCGTCGTCCTGCGCCTGCTGGAGCAGCGCGCCGTAGTACGAGCCGACGACGTTGGCCGTGAAGCTGGCTTGATATTCCTGCTCATACTGGTCCGGCGTCATCATGCGGCGCGCGTCGGCCAGCTCCTCGTCAGAGACGATGCCGGTCTCGCTGGCCTTCAGCATCAGCTTGAACCACGCGGGGTCTTCCTGCGCGTCGATCCAGAGTTTTTCGAAGTGGTTTGCGCCCTTGGGCGTCCCCACGAACACCGCCCAGCCCTTGCGATCCGACAGCGCCGGGCGGATCACTTCCGTCCATGCGCGGGGGTCTGCGTCGCCGAACTCATCGATCACGAGACCATCGAAATAGTTGCCGCGCAACCGCTCGTAGTTGTCCAGGCCGTACAGCCGGACGCGGGCGCCGTTGGGCAGGTCGATCCGCAGCTCGGACTCTCGCACTTCCACGCCCGGTATCGGCGCGGTGAATTTCTTGAGGTAGCTCCAGGCGACATCCTTGGCCTGGGCATAGAGCGGCGCGCAGTAGGCGTAGCGACCGTCCGGCTTGTCGCAGCGCACCGCGGCGCGGATCAGGTCGTTGATGCAGGCCACGGTCTTGCCGGCGCGGCGGTGGGCGACCATGACGCCCCAGCGCTCGGTGCGGGCGTGGAACGGCAGGAACTGCCGCCGCGGCGCATAGGGGATAACAATCAGGCGCTGGGTTCCAGCCACGTCACGACCATCTCGACGGGACTTTTGCCATCCGCCCCGGTGACCGGCTGGGCGGCCTTGCCGTAGCCGCGGTCGAGCAGGTGGACGGCGGCGGCGACGCGGGCGGGGGGTGACGCGCCGGAGTCACGCATGATGGCGACCAGCGCCTCGACCGCCTCGGGGCCGTGCCGGGCGGCCAGCACCTTGATGTCGTGGATATCCTTGGGCATCCCGCCTGGGTTGCCCGACTGTCCCTTGACGAACGGCATTCAGCCCCATTGCCCTGAACTGTTTCATTCCCAACGAAAAAACCCGCCGACGCCAGGGTTGGCGGGCGGGTGAAGTGCTCAAGAAACTCGAAGCCACAGCGCCGCGATCCCGTGGGTACAGTCACAGATTGCGACGCTGACCGATCCATACGCCACAGCCTGAGGCTGGGTCAAGCGTTTCATGTGCAGCGCGCATCAATCGATGCCGAGGGTGTCCCCGGCCATATCCAAGGCTATTCGCAAGACCTGCGTCATGCTGGTCGGGTTGAGCCCTCTGGCGCGGCAATAATCCGGCACCGACACGTCGTCCAACACCACCGAATACACGACGACCCACAACCGCGGCCCGAGCCTGTCGCGGACCGTCCTGTACCGGGTGACGGCGTCGAGCTGGGCGTCGGCATAGCCGCCGGGCGAGCTTCCGCTGACGGCGGCGTCGCGGTCCCGTGCGCCGCAGACGCCCAGCACATAGTCGCGGTACAGTTGCCGGCCCGCGGCGCCCTGCCGGTGGGTTACATGACCATGGCGCTCCATGCGTTCCAAGTTGGACACGACCCTTGCACCTCGGCTCACGACCCATCCGGATGCTGTCTGCTCGCGGGCCTCGACCTCCAGGCTGGCGTCATTGGCTCGGGCGGCCGGCACGAACAGGCGGCGCAGGCTTTCGTCGGCGTCGGTCAAGGCTTGGCCCCTGGGATGGTGTTTGCGGGCGCCACGTAGGCGCGCCTGATGCGGTGAAAGGGGTTGTCCGGCAAAATCCCCCGCCGCGAAGCTGGAACGCATCCACGGGGCACTGGAAGGCCGGGAAATGGAAATCCACCTGGGCGAGATTTCACGCTGATTTCCTCGCGTCTGGCTCGGGGGAAAGTTTCCCGACCGGCGGCACGCCGTTGTCCCGCAGCACGGCCTCGATCTCGTCCAGGGACCGGCAGACGTGGACCGCCACGCCCATGTCGGTCATCCGCCGTATCCAGTCGATCTGGGCGGGCGACAGCCGCATCTTCGCCAGCGGCGCCTTGAGTTCGAACTGAACGCTGCGCCCGCCCGGCAGCCAGACCAGCAGGTCCGCCACGCCGGGCACGACGCCCAAGCTCGTGAAGATCCCGGCCTCGGTCGGCGTCCGGTAGCCGCCGTTGGGTACGTGCGCGAACGCCAGCAGCCCGCGGGCCTGGTAGACCTGGAGCAGGTCCACGACGGCGCGGTGGAGCTGCTGCTCGGGGCGCTTCATCCGCGGCCCCCGTGCCGGAGCAGCCCCAGCGCCATGGCGATCAGCCTGTAGACCCGGTCGGCGTCCGGGTTGCGCGGCTGGTCGCCGATCCAGTCCTCGGCCGCGTTGAGCGCCTCCAGCAGCTCGGGCAGCGCGGCCACCGCCCGGCAGTTCGCGCGCTGCTCGCCCAACGGCAGGTCGGAGTTGACGCAGCTCGCCACCGCCTTGCCGCCGGCCGACTCGCAGACCACCAGCCCGTTGAGATTGGCCTGCCCGCCGGTCAGGCCGGATGCCACCACCCACGGCCCCGGCGTCGGGGACCACTGGCGCGGGCCGCTCACCGGGCCGGCCCCGCGGGCGCGTCGGGGAGTGCGCCAGGCGAAGCCTGGTCGCATCGGTCGGCGGGGCGCTCGTGGCGGTAGGGCGCCAGCGCCGCGACGCCGTCGGCCGTGATCGCGAGCCAGCCGTCCAGCGGCTCCCACAGCCAGCCCAGGTCCACGGCGCGGAGGTAGGCCTCGCGCTCCGGGTTCCTCGGGGTGATCGCGAACCTGTCCAGCCCGAACCTGTTGTGGGCGATGGACACCGCGGCCAGCGCGGCGCTGTCGAGCATCGAGCGGCGGCCGGTCATTCCGCCGCCACCGCGTATCGATGCGCCGGCGCCGGCTCCGGTTCCGATGCCGCCGCCCGCTCGCCCGCGACCCACTCGCCGAGCAGGTCGCGGCCCAGGTGCCCCGACAGCGCCGCGACCCCGGCCAGCGTGACGTGCATGCCGCACCCGTCGCCCCACAGCCAGCCGAGGTGCCGGGCATACAGCAGCGCCCCGGCCAACGGCCCGCGGGCGTTGAGCGCGAAGGTGTCCAGCCCGTGGCGGCCCCAGATCCCGAGCAGCGCGTCCAGCGCGTCGGCCTCGGTCGCGCGGTCCCGGCGGGTGCGAAGTCTCATGTCGTCCTCCATTTCATGTCCGCTTGCCGCGCAGGATCTCGCTGACCCGGCCCTGGTTGAGGTTGAACAGGATGCAGACCCGGTGCTCGGGGATGTCCGGGTTGGCGGCGCAGAAGCCGCGCACCTCGTCGGCCAGCTCGGGCGTGACCGTCTCGCTGACGGTGCGCGCGCTCCGGCCGTGGTAGCGCCGCCTGGTCGCCTCGGCCAGCTCGCGCAGCTCGGGGATGCCGCGCTCGTCGGCGATCTCGTGCAGCCGGATGCGGATCTCAGGAATTCGCATCGGCCGCCTCCTGCTCATCCAGGTCGAAGTCGAACTGGTCCAGCAGCGTCATGCGGATCTCGTCGAGCAGCGTCGTCACCGGGATGCCCTCGATCCGCGACAGGTACCCCGCCGCCTGGACCAGCATCTGCATCGCCCCCATGGGGCCGAAGTCGGCCTGCACGTCGCGGCACAGCTCCGTGAGCCGCTTGCCGTTGGCGGACACGGCCGCGTCGAACTCGGCGCGGGTCCAGTGCTTGTCGGGAGGTCCCCATCGGTAGACGACGAGGTCGAAGGGCGGCGCCTTGCGCTTGGTCATGCCACGGCCTCCGGTTCGGTGGGTTCAGCCGGCTCCGGCTGCTTCGGCGGCATGCCTGCCCGTGCCTCGTCCAGCTCCTTGGCCGTCGGCGCGGCGGTCGGCCTGTCTGCCCGCCGCGGCATCGCGCCGCCCCGCCTCGTCGCCTTGGTGTTTTCATCCAGGGTCGTCCGGATGCCGGCGCAGATGTCGCCGACCTGCCGCAATTCCTGCTCTGTGCGCTTGGGCCGCACGGGCGCCTCCGTCCAATTTTCCCGTTCCGTGGTCGTCTTCGAGATCACCCGCAGCCGGTACACCGCGTTGGTCACCTCGTTGCGGTAGGTCGTCAGGAATGCCGCCAGCTCGTTGGTGCTCGGGAAGAACTTGAACCGGTCACGGGCATCCCGCAGGGTCCGCTTGCTGAAGCAGGCCGCCGGGAAGTCGTCCAGCAGCGCGGCATAGACGACCTTGATCGCATCCCACCGCTCCGCCCCGCCGTTGGCCTTCGGCAGCCCGAGCCAGAGCACGTTCAGCCAGCGCTGGAACGTCTGGTCGGAAACCGCCGTGGCCGCCCGCTCATAGACCGGCAGCAGCCGCGCCGCCTCGTCCCGCAGGCTCTCGGAAACCCACTTCGGGGTGATCCACTCGCCCGCCGCGATCTCGGCATCGTCGCGCGGGTTGTCGTCGGTGCCGAACCGGGTGACGGTCTTCACCCTCGCCAGACAGCCCCGCATGCTCGGCGACGGCTCCGGCACCTCGATCAGCGTTCCGCCGTTCGTGGTCGAAAGATCGTTCATCGGGGATCTCCCAGCAGGTAGCCGTTGGCGCGCAGGTCGGTCAGCAGGTCGTGGGCCGCGGCATCGTCGCTGGTCATGGGCCGACCTCCGGCGGCCGGCTTGGGCTTGGTGCGGGCATCGATCGCCTTGCAGAACCAACTCCACGGCTCGTCCTTGACCGCGGCGCGCGCCGTCAGGTCGAGCGCCTCCTCGACGCCCAGCGCGTGGTACGCCTTGGCGACCTTGGCGCGGACATCGTCGGGCTTCCGGCCGGGCAGGGCGGCGATCAGCAGGGCCAGCACCGGGCCGAACAGCCGTGACTTGTCGTCCATCGGGAAGGAGACCACCGTGCCCCCGGACGGCGCCGCCGCGCCAGAGGCGTAAGCCTCTGTATCTTTCTTACTTTCTGTATCTGGAGTCTGCGCGCGCAGAGGGTTTTCCGCGACAGTCGCGGGACAATCCGGAAATGTCGCGCGACATTCGGTCGTTGTCGCGGAGTGTTCGGGGTCATGACCGTTGCCGCCATGGCCGCCGCCGCCGGGCGGCTTCGTCCCCCGGCGCTCCCGCGTCTTGCGCTGCCGTCCTCCGGCGTCATCGCTGGCGCGCTGCCGGCCGTCCCAGCCTGTCAGGCGATCGCCATCCAGAACCACGCCCTGCATGGCCTCCCGGATCGCCCGCACGGCATCGGTTGGATATCCCAGGTTCGCCGCGACGTATCTGTCCTGCCAGCCTTCCAGTGTCCCGCGCTCGCTGGAGTCACTGGCGTTGATGAGCATGCTCATCCAGACGGCCAGCACATCGCCGACCGGCTGACCGCTCTCGTTGGCGACGAGGCGCCATTTCGGATCGGTGATGGTGTCGTGGTACAGCCTCAGCCATTTCATGCCACTGCGCTCCTCTGATGGGAGCGGGGGCGACCGGGCAGGCTAGTCCGAAAATTCACAGGCCCGCGCGGCTTGCGGGCTTGAAGTTTCGGCAAAATCCAGCCATCCTTGGACGACACATTCAGGGCGAATGTTATCCAAGGGCTTGCGGTTGCCTCCGCAGTCTCAGTTCCAGTGGGCCGGCTGTTTCTGCAGCCGGCCTTCACTGTTTCAGCGTTCCACGCTTCGGCCGCGATGGCAATGGCACTCATGGCGTTCCCCCCGTCTTGATCGGCATGCGGTCGGCGATGTGGGCGGCGATAGCGGCGACCTCGTAGTCGGTCGCGGCGCGCTCGTGGTACTCCCGGCACTCGGCGGAGCAGCGCGGGTCGTCGGCCATGGCGCGGGCCTCGGCTGCCAGCTCCAGCCAGTCGTCGGCGGTCACCTCGGCGTGATGCATCAGGGGTCCTCCGGGTCGTCGGTTTGCGGTTGCGGTTGCTCTTCGGGTCTCAGGTGCCGGTACTCCGGCAGCGTGGCGAAGTGTTTCAGCCGGTCGCGGGCGATGTTCCAGCCGCACTCGTCCAGGTCGGTCAGGAACAGCCGCATGTGCCCGTCGCCCAGGGCGCGCAGCAGCTCCAGCTCGGCGGCGCCCGGCAGGATCAGGATGGGGCCGGCCATCAGCGCCACTCCGTGTCGGG